CTCGGGCACAAGCGAGCAGGCAATGGCCTTGCAGGCAGAAGCCGAATGGGTGCTGCTCCGGGAAAACATTGCGCGCCTTGGCATTTACAAGCAGCCCCACATGCACCCCACCACGGCGCATGTTGTGCGTGTCATGGGCGGTTGGGAAGCGGTTTGTCATTGGGAGACGCGAAGCCTTGATTTCAAGCACAAGGATTTCTGCGAACTCTGGACGCAAGCGCATGGCAAAACGGATGCGCTGGCTCTGGGGGCTGAGGAGGTACAGAGGGCTATTGCACAAACTCATGGCGGTTTTGTGCGTGTGGGCGCGGCCCTTCCCAATGGCCTGCTGAAGGCGCTGAGCGAAACCGGAAAACAAGGAGCGCTTGTGTCATGATTGCTTTTACCCTGCCCTGCATCCCCACAGCACAGGCACGCGCCCGGCACGGCGTGGTCAACGGCCACAGCATGACGTTCAAGTCCGACCGGCAGGAGGCCAGGCGGCCAACGAGCAAACACTGGACGCTCTGCTGGCGTCTTATGCGCCTGCCTCTCCGTTTTCCGGGGCGGTGGTGTTGGAGTTTCGGGCCGTGTTTCCACCGCCAAAGAGCGCGAGCAAAAAAGCGCGGGCGGCCATGCTGCGCGGAATCGAGCCGCACACGAAAAAGCCGGACTTGGATAACCTCACGAAACAGTTGAAAGACGCCATGACGCGCCTGCAATTCTGGCATGACGACCGGCAGGTGGTCCGCCTGGCGTGCGAAAAACGCTATGGCGAAACAGGCCGCTGGGAAGTGTGCATACGCGAAATGATGGAGGGCGAAACGATATGAACGAATCGTGAACACCGGTTGATCTGCAGCTGCCTGTTGTTGACGGCATAATCGGCGATGGCGTCAGGTTTGAGCGCATTCGCCGGATTACCGGCTACCTGGTGGGCACAATGGAGCGCTTCAACAACGCCAAGCGCGCCGAGGTTGCGGATCGCGTGAAGCATACCGGAACAGGCATGGAAAAATGGAGGGAAGACGCATGATTGTGTCCACTGAACGCAACCCATACAAAAAACAAGAAAGGAGTATGCCATGACAAAACAGGAGTTGATTGCAAAAGCTGCGGCGGAAACAAAAGGATACGGGCGACCGCTGACTCAAGCAGACATGGAAACAGCCCTTCATACGCTGTGCAATGTGGCCTCTGCCGAACTGCTGGATGGCGGGGAGATTTCGTTGCCGGGTCTCGGCAAGCTGAAAATCAAAGAGGTACCCGCCCGCCAGGGGCGTAATCCCAGAACAGGCGAGGCCATGGAGCTTCCCGCGTCACGGAAAGTGGTGTTCAGCATGAGCAAGACACTGAAAGAAACTATGAATCCGTAATTCGTGTGTCTCGCACGGTTCTTCTCACACAAGGGTCGTGCGAGAGCCATACAAAACCATACATCATCTTTCCCCTCACGGGTTGGAGTGCAAGGGCCACAAAAATGTTCTCAGGCGCTAAATATATCGCATTTGCGGGGGCTTTTCTTGCACCCAAGGATTCCGTCCGCGATTTTTTGGCAAAGAACGACAATCAGCACAAGGAGGCTCCGATGTCAGCCCTTTGCCATGAAACGGCCTTTGAACTCGTTCACGCCCATGTTGCCAAATGGGAGGGAGGATACTTCGACCATCCAAACGACCCCGGCGGCGTCACCATGTACGGCGTCAGCCTGATGTTTTTGAAATCCCTTGGCCTGATTGAAGGGGACATTGACGGCGATGGCGACATCGACAGGGATGATGTCCTTGCCATCACCAAGGCCACAGCCAAACAGATCTTCCGCAAACACTTCTGGGAAATCCCGCGCGCGCCGCAACTGCCGCCTCTGGTGGCAATGGCTTTCTATGATTTTGCGGTCAACGCCGGAGCCGGACGCGCCGCAATCGTCTTGCAGGAAGCCATCAACGTACTGTGCCCCGACGCCATCAAAAAGCTGGCGGCCAATGTCGGCCCCCTTACCCGCTCCTACAGCAACAACCTCGCCAGCATGGGCCGCGAGGCAGACCTCGTGTACGCCTACCTCGACAGGCGCGAGGCATGGTATCGCAGACTGGCAAAAGCGAAGCCGCAGTCCGCGGCCTTTCTCAAGGGGTGGCTGAATCGCACCGCCGATTGCCGCAAGCTCATTGCCGATACCGCAGCAGCAGGGCAGCAACAGGGGGTGGCGTGATGGACTGGAAAGACGTTGGCAAGACGATCTCCAAAGCGGCCCCCATCCTTGGCACCATCCTGGGCGGCCCGATTGGCGCCGCCGCTGGCGGGGCGGCGTCTCTCATTGCTTCTCTCTTCGGTTGCGAAGATGACCCTGCGGCTGTCATGCAGGCAATCCAGAGTGATCCACAGGCAATGATTCGCCTCAAGGAGCTTGAAGTGCAGCACCGGGCGGACATTCTGAAATGGAAAACCGCCCAGATTGAAGCCGAAGTTGCCGACCGCGTGAGCGCCCGGCAGGCATCCATTGATGGCGGGGACAGGACGCGCCTTTACTGGCTCACAATATTTCTTGTGGCCGTGATTTTCGCATTTCATTATGCGGTATTCTTCTGGGGTGTCGGAGACAACATTGACTCTGGAATGGTTGACCGCCTTCTTGGCTCAATGGGCACACTTTTGGGCATCATTATCGCTTTTTGGTTTGGGGCATCCCGTTCGAGCCAGAACAGCGAAGCACTGCTTTACCATTCCACCCCCCTCCAGCAGAGCCTCACCAGGCCGGAAGGAAGAAAGCAATGAGCAATGAAACCCCAAAAAGCGGGATTCAGACTGTTACCGCGCAAGTCGTGGCTGGAATTGCCATTGCTGTTTTGGTGGGCATAGGCAGCGCGGCACTCACCGGCTGGACAATGATGATTCGGATTGAGGGGCGGCTTGACGTGCTGGAGCGAGATGTGGCCCGACATGAAACCACCATCAAGGAAGACCTGAAGCGCATGGAAGGCGCGAGCGTCCAGAACGCGCAACGGACAGACGACCAGGAGCGAAGACTGACGCATCTGGAAACCGTTTTGAGCGGCTTGCGAGACGATTTCTCGGAAATCCGGGCGGACATCAAGTCTCTCCTCAAAATAACCGCACAGCATTAAGAGGTGTATGTGAAAGAAATAGAGGCCGGGGACTACTGGTGTCCGATGGGGCGCATTTCCATTCAGCAAGGCTCAGACAAGCCGCACCTCGAAGTCGTGAAGTGTGGCGCCTTCAACAGGGTCGTCATCTACGCCCCTGGCTCACAAGACCAGGGGCAGGCCTCATATCCATCGCGGTGCTTGGGCGTAGGCTGCGCCTGCTGGAAATGGGGTTTTTTCAGTGGCCTTGGCCTCGCCCCTTCCGGGCTGCGGCGGGGGAAATGCGGTTTGGCTGCATCAAGTAGCTGTTTTGCATTTTTATGGACATTATCTGCTGTAGCTGGTTTTCTACTCTATTTTCTGCATGTGTTTTCGTAAGGGAGGATAGTTGATGCCACGAACTATGGGGGTAATGGCAAGATGCAAATCTTGTAAAAGGGTGCGCCTCATCAATCCTGAAAACGGATTCTGCATTTTGTGCGAAAACGATGCTCTGAAGGAGCGCGTGTCACTCCTGGAATTTCAACTCAATGAGTGTTCAAAGCAAAAGGCTGAACTTTTGCGACAGAGAGAGGCGAACGGATGACAGAAAAAGAGTATGGAAGCTATCAATGCCCACGTTGCGGACAACCGACAACATGTGTTCGCAACACGATGTCGTTTGATAACCACATTACGCGCAGGCGTGTATGTCTTACCTGCGGAGAAACCCACGAAACTATTGAAATGCGCGTGGATTCCATGAGCGTATTGAATTTTGCAAACAGGATAACACGCGAAGCGGAGGCAGAGGCCGCCAGGGCCTCCGGGGTATGCGCGTGAAAAAGACGCCCAAGTCTCGCAAGCCCATACCCACGGGGCGGCAAAAGCTGTTTGTGGAGCACTACCTCATTTCCATGAACGGCGCCGATGCCGTCCGTGCAGCCGGATACCAGACCAGGAATCCGCGTTGCACCGCGAGCGAGCTTCTTTCCAAGCCCCATATCCAGGAGGCCATAGACAAAGGCATCGCAGACCGTGTGGCGCGCCTGCATATCACCCAGGACTATGTGCTTCTCAAACTCGCGGAAATCGCTCAGTCGAACATCGGGGACTACCTGCATTTCGACCACAACGGCGTAAGGCTACGCGACATGGATGAAATTCCGCCCGAAAAAATCGCCTTGATAAAGGAGCTCACGGAAGGCGAAGATAAAAATGTAAAACTGGTGTTGCATGACAAGATTTCCGCGCTGGATAAGCTCGCCCGGCACCTTGGAATGTTCGAGCGGCATCGGCAGCGCCAGACGCGCCAGAGCGATTTCACACGGCAAATCCTTACCGACGTGCGGGACAAGAAGATAGACCCGACAGAAGCGGCGCTTACGCTTGAGGCCGAAGGCTACCCCCTTCCCGAATCCCTGCGCCTGCTGCTCGCCAAGGCGGAACCGGAGCCACCCTCCGATGACAACGGGGCATACGCAACCATCAGCCCGGAAGAAATGGCAGAGAGGGCCAAGGCCCGAATGGAAGCGGCAGAAGCGCAACGGACAGGATTTGTCCCGGCCAGGGCAGAAGAGGTTCGACAGATGAAAGACGAAATGGGCGGAGGCTCATTCCAACCGGAGCGCGTCAGCGATGGCGAAAAAGGTTCGTGAAATCCTCCGCGACCCGCGGTATGTCGAGTTCCAAAACCGCTACTACGACAATCTGGTTGCGTATGTGCTGGACAACTCCCGCTACCAGCCGACATGGCAGCAGATGGAATTTCTTGAAGCGGTGAGCAAGCCCGGTTGCCGCGTGGCCGTTTCATCAGGGCATGGCACGGGCAAAAGCGCGATGCTCGCGTGGATTCTGGACTGGCACCTCCGCGTCTTCCATTTCTCCAATGCCATGCTCACCGCCACGAATATCGAACAGGCCCGCTCTGTGGTCTGGAAGTATCTCGACGACGTGATTGCGGACGTGGAAGCCATGTATCCGTGGCAGGCCGGGTATTTCGTAAAGGAAACCCGCCGCTATTTCTCGGTGCTTCACAAGGATTCATGGTATGTCATGCCGAAAACGGCGAGCAAGGCCAAACCGGAAAACCTCGCGGGGCAGCACAACATCAACTACCTGGTTGTGGTGGATGAGGCCTCCGGCGTGGATGATGTGATTCACGATGTCCTGAAGGGCGCGCTCACCAATGAGCGGAACCGGTACGTCATGACCTCACAGCCGACCAGAGCAACAGGACATTTCGCGGAGGCCATGACCAAGCTCGCGGTGAAGGAAGGTGGCGGGAATGGCATTTACACCGCAATCACCATGAACTCGGAATTGAGCCCGCTCGTCTCGAAGCAGTTTATCCGGGACAAGCTCATAGAGTACGGCGGACATCACTCCCCGGAGTACCAGATTCGTGTTCTGGGCAATCTTCCCGACAACCTTTCCGGCTACCTCATACCCCGAAGCTGGTGCGTCCAGTGCGTATCGAACAAGATTGTCCATGAAGAGGCGTGGGGCTGGGTTCTGCTCGCGGACGTTGCCGAAGGTGTCCACAGGGATTCATCGGTGATGACCATTTGTCGCGTGTCCGGGAGCGGCCCGCGGCGCATGGTGGAAACCGTTTCATGCGATGAATACCTCGACCTGGATGAAAAGCGGTTCGCACGGTGTATTGCGGCAAAATACCACGAACTGCCGGCGCTCACGATAGCCGTTGACGCGGACGGTGCAGGGAGAACCGTTGTCCTTGAACTCGAAGAAATGGGCATCCCCGTATCCCGCATCCACTGGGGCTTGCCCTGTCATGCGGCGGCAGACCAGCGGCGCTATTTCAACTTGCGGTCGTATGCCCACTGCAAGCTGCGGGAAGCCATCTTTGAAGAGCGGTTCAGGGGGCCGGACCTCAAAAAATTTGTCGAGCAGGCCTCCCGGCTCCCTTACAAAATTGATGAACGCGGGCGCTACCAGATGCTCCCCAAGGACCAGATGAAAGCGCAAGGCATAAAAAGCCCCGACATATCCGACACCTGCTGTTTCGCCTTCATCGTTGACTACATCCCCGCCGACCAGGATGCCACCATAGTTGGGGAAGAAGCCGAACTCTTGCGCCTCGCAAGAGAGCTTTCCCGCTTGCGGGACGGTGAAGAAACCAAAAGCCCCCGCGTAGAGCGGGGGCCGGAGGTGAGGCGATGAATGTGAAAAGGTTATTCCGTGGCGGCCAGCGTGGTGGAGTACACGTCCAGCAGGTCGGACAACGCGGATACATTCATACCGATGGCGGTGACGAACTGCGGCAGAGTGCGTTCCAAGGCCTTGGGCAGGTCAGGCACGGCTGGGTTCATCTTGATCGGGCGAAAGCGCAAGGCAGATTGCAGCATGAACATGGAGGACATGAACTCGTTCCCTCGCTGCTTCACCTCATTCATAAGCGATTGAATTTTCTGCGTCTGTTCATCGAGAACAGTAGGAGATGTGGGCAAGGCAAGCTGCTCCGACGCGGGCAATGCCTTGCGGGAACGCCTCTGTCGGGGGGAGGGTTTGGCCTTATTGAGCAGTTCCGCCTCCATCGCGTTGAACGCCTGGATGTACCGAATTTTCCAAGCCAGAGCTTTTTTGCCTGCGAACCCCATGGCCAGAAGCGAGAAACCGTCACGGGTGAGGTGGTACATGGGGAGTTCACGACCTATGTCATCGGAATATTTATTCAACGAAAAATTCCGTTCAATGAACTCCGGCGGACATTCGGAAGAAACACGGCGTATCGCTTCAAGAACATCAGCATGTCGCTTTTGAAAGTGGTCTGCAATATCAAGGCTGGTTACGGTAGGTTTACCATTGACCAAGGAAATGGATGGGTTGATAATAAGCTCAGTCATAATCGTACCTCCTGTGAAGGTCGGTTGTGGTTAGGCTTGGTTCCGGTGTTGGTAGCACCGGGCCAAGCCGTTTTTTAGTCTTTGCTCCGCAAGTAATTTGACACTGTGGACTGGGAGATGCCGAGTTTCCGCGCTATTTCTGCCTGCGTGGTACGCTCCGTAGCCCTCATTTCACGGACAAGGTGCTTCATTTCATCTCGGCTCATAGAATTTGGATCGAATGCCGTAAATGCTTGAAATCCACCGCGAGAATAGACTCGTTGTGTCAGCACTCGACCGTCCGGTTTTCGTACTGTCGCTTGGGCGAAGCCCTTCTGGTATTCTACGACGACCGAATCTTCAGGGTCTGCACCCACGTTGGTTAAAAAACTGGGGAGGAGCGAAGGGAGTTTACTCATATGTATCTCCTGGTTGAAGTTGACCAAATTATGTAATGCACATTTTTTACCAAATTTACCAAATTATGCAATATTTATTTTTTATAATTAATTTACATAGTTATTATGAAGACTTCTCCAAAGACAAGCCTTGTCTATATTCATCACATATATACGTTTTTTTCTTGCCAATTATCCGCCATGCCCTCATTTCATACCAAAGTTGGGAGAAGCAGCGCATGGATAACGAGAAAAAGAAGATTTTCACACTGTCCCTGGACAGCGAAAACCGGCACATGGCCTCGGCTATCCTCTTTGAAGGGAACCGGCTCGCCATCACCCACTGCGTACCTGTTGCCGGCCCTCCCTCACAGTGGCGGAACAAAATGCTTGCTGACATGGAAACGAAAGCCGCCGCCGGGTTCGCTATTGCCGTTGAAGACCGCTCCGGGGCGTTCTCCTCCCATGCGGCATCAGTCTGTTTTGACGATGTTGAGGACGGGCGCACACTTCTCCAGCAGTCTTTTGACTGGTGGTTCTCCTTGAAGAACTCCGGTAACTTGCTTCTGGACGCATCTGTCACGCGGTATGACATGAAGGCAGGGGAAGAAGGCTCTCTCATCGACATCAGGCACGATGAAAAGGGCCGCATCGTGTATCACCCGAACTGGATGCAGTTCCACGGCGGGCACAAGGCCATGCTGTTGTGCGTGGCCGCCGCCATGCTTGAGGAGCCGCTGTCCGGGCGCTGGGTTGATACCATGCTTGCCGCTGTAGCAAAGAGAAATCCCGTTTCACCCTCGCCCTTCTCGTCCTGGCAGGCCATCACCATGCAGCGGGACGCCGACAGGGCCAGAGAATTGCGAGGCGGTCATGAATGACCGACTTTCTCCTCTCAATATCGAAGATCCTCTTGTGCGGGTCGAGTTGTACCGTGAAATTCGACAGGCCCAATCCGAAAGGCCCGGCGCGGACTGGACAGAGTATGAAATTCAGCCTGCGGATGCACTTATGCCGGAACTCATAGCTTACAAGGTGTACAGACTGGACACGCTGAAATGGGTCGTCATGGTAGCCGCAGCGCTCGACAATCCAAGAGAAAGGCTTGCCCCCGGAAACAGGATTTTCTTGCCGTCAACAGCATGGATTCGAGAGCGCATCAAGCACTATCAAGAGTTTGAACGCATCGGCAGGTAGGCGATATGGCCGAAAACAAGCAGGACATCCTTCGCCAGCTCAAGGAGTTTGAGAAAGAGGCCACTGCCGAAAGGCGGGAGGCCCGCGAGTTGCGTGAAGACGCGGTAGGCCTTCTCACTCCGGCGTTGCTCCGTAAACATGTCAGGGCAGGAACCGGTCTTGTGCTTGCCTATGGACGCAAGGGCCACACGGTTGAGTTCACCATCGACGACCTCAAGCGCTTTGTGGCCGCCAATGAACGCGCGCAGAAGAATTTCCGGCGTGAAGTCCGGGGCGTTCCTCTTATCCAGCTTGAGAAGTCATCCGATCCCGCAGACATTCAGCGCAGCCGTAATGTACGCTCCGCCATGCTTTACAAGGTAAACAAAAACCTCCTCTTTTTCAGCGTAACCGGGAACACCAGGGCGCATTATCAGGTGCGGGTGCGGCTCGAAGACTGGGATATGGCCCTCCATTCAACGGCAATGCCTCTGGTTTCGGCGCGTACCGTTGCCACGGGCCGCATCTCCTTCGACTGCTCATGCGGGCGGCATCAATACTGGTATCGCTACCTGACTTCCATCGGCGGCTTTGACGTGAATCCGCCCAAAGAGCAGGACTTCCCCAAGATACGGAATCCCGGCCTCAAGGGTTGCTGCTGCAAGCATGTTCTCAAGGTGCTCCGGGTTCTCAAGAGCAATACGATCCATACTGTGCTGGCGGGCGAAATTGAGCGCCAATCGGCCACCATTGGCTTTGCGGACACCGTTCGTTCTCGCTTCCTCAAGGCTGACGAACTCCGGCGCGTATCTCTTGCCCGCGGCGTGGCGCGAAATCCGACAGAGGCCAGACAGGCGCAACAAAAATTCCTCCGTGAAGCGCAAGAGTTCATTACCGATGCGAAAAAGAAAAAGAGCGTCAAGGAAATGCAGGGAAAGCTCAAGCCAAGGCACAAACAAAAAAAATTGCATGGAGCGATGACCGAAGTACAAAGAAAAAAGATTGTTGAAAGCCTCCACAATCTCTCTGTTGCTGTAAAATTCAATCTTCCGGGGTTCGACCTCAAGACCGGGCTGGAGAACCTCGCCAAAGAGTTTTCTGTCTCGGTGGCTGACCTCAAGGGCATGATGCAAAAGGAAGGCATTGCATGATTGAGAAGCTGAATCCGCGGGATTTCCGTGCGCCGGCCCGAATACTGGCCGAAGACCTGCAAACCATGCTTACACACGACCCGAAGGCGTTTGACTGCCTCATCTTCCCGGCGATTCCGGGCGACGAAGAAACGGTTGCCGTTGCGGACGACCCTGTGGGCAGCCTTGATGCCGGGGAGCGCGCGCAGAAGTATGGGGAGCCTGTGCTTGGCCGGGCCATGATTGTGCCGGAGGAAGGCCTCGGATTTGAGGTGCTGGCAGGTGAAGTGGCAAACAGCTTTCTCGGCGCCACCGCTCCAATGAATATCCTCCTCTCCATGCCCGTGCATAACTACTCCCTCATCCAGTGGAGCGAATACGCCACGCCTGACGCCGATGAGCCGGAAATCCGCACAGTGTACGTTTTGAACAGCAAGGCTGTTGGCCGGGTGTCCGGGGCGGGAACTGTCTATGTCTGTGCGCCATTACCCGCGCTTGGGGAGGTACCGAACACGCCTGAACAGGAAACAGAAGACAGGGAGCCGGATACACCCGAAGATGATTGCGTGGGGGTGCTGTAATGGCCGAAGCAAACGCGATCAGTGACCTCCAGGCTGTTGATTTCGCCGTGGGCGGCGTCATTGTCGGCGCGTATGACGGACTTCGGGACGACAAGCCAGAGGCTTTCCGGCGCTTCCTGAACCGCCCGGCCAGGGACAAAATTTTCAGGGCGGAAAATGAAGACCCTCCTTCGCTCATACGGCGGATTGCCCGGCATAATCCCGGCAAAAAGAAGGTGCCTGATCTCCCTGTCGTTGCCTACTACCGCTCCCCCGGCATCGTCGGCAATCAGAACGAAAAGCCTGTCGTACTGGATGTGGAACGGCACATTGATGATACGCCGCGGGCCATGCGGTTGAGTTCAATCCCTGTCACGCTGTCATATTCGCTTCTCTGGTGCGCGTGGGACAAACCCACACTGGATAAAATCACCCTGGCCTGGTTTGCCTATGTGGCGCACCGTGGACGCAAGTACAGCCGGTTCAGCGTCCCCTACAGGCTCGGCAGCGAGCCAATAGAGATTCCGGCTTCCATCTCGGTGCCGAGGGAAATCCAGGCGGACAATGCGAGCGGAGAGCAGGCCGAAGGCCGCTTGTGGGCCGCCCGTGCGCTTGTGGAGGTAAACACGCAAGTCCTCTATGGGCGCGAAGTGCAGCCCGTGGACGAAATAACGGCGCTCGGCCAGGTGCGACTGATTTGAAGGGCAAAATTCATGGCTGATGACACTCTGTTCAAAAAATTCATCCACGTCCGTTCCGGCAAGGAGTTCGACATCGGGTTTCTGCGCGAATCGAACTATATTGAAACCCTCGGTCTGGACGGTCCGAAGCTCATTATGAGTTGGGATGACCCCAACCGTTATCTCAAGGATGAACTTCAAATCAGGGAGCAGGACGAGATAGAGGCGCACCTCTCGGATGACTGGGCTATGGACGGAATGAACGTAAAGCAGAAGTTCACGGTTATGGTCGACCCGTCCGCCGACAGATTCCTCAAGCTCAATCTCATGGCTTCCCCAGTGTTCAAGCTCAAAACGCTGTCTGACAAGACACGCATTTTCAGGCAACGGGGGGTGGCGGAGATTATCGGAGCGGTTTCCGCGGGCTTCAGGATCGACGCGGGGAAGTTTCCCGTGGTGGAAGACTACCACTGCATTGCGGGAGAACGCCCAAGCGCCATGCTGCGCCAAATTGCGGGGGAGCAGGGCGGGCATCTCTGGTTCGGGCGCGAGGGATGGCACGTCAAAACGCTTGCCGCTCTCTTCGCCGAAGAACCGGCGTTCGAGTACCACTACGGGAAGCCCGGCGCCGACTTTCAGATAATCAGTTTTACACGGCCAAGCCAGCAGTCGCAGATTCAGGAGCGGGCCGTGAGAGGCTTTTCCGGGTGGAATGACGTTCTGGGGCGCGTCAGAGCGCCCTCTGCTGGTCCGGTGCTTTCCAAAGCTCACAGGTACGCCCCAAGCCTGAACGCATCGCAAAACGTGCGGACTCTGGGGAACCGTCCGACATCTTCCCGCATTGCCATTGATTTTCAGACGCACGGCAACGGCTTTCTCACACCGGGGATGGTGCTCAAGTTGTGGTGGCACATGGCAACCCCGGACAGGCCGCTGGATGAATCCCTGCCGGATAAGGTGGTGATAAGCTCCGTGGCACACTACTATTCGGCCCAAAAGTATTACTGCCGCGTAAAGGGGGCGGTTCCCTTTGAGCCAACAGCCTAAGATATACAGCGGGGAGTATGTCTCCCAAGTGGTGAATCTCGATGATCCAAAGCGGATGATGCGCGTCCAGGTGCGCGTCTTCGATATTTTTGACGATGTTCCCGTGGCTGACCTGCCGTGGGCCACTTACCGGCTCCCCCTTGGAGTGCGCCCGTCAGACGGAGGCCTTGTTCCGGTAAAGGTCGGCGATCTGGTCTGGGTGGATTTTCCTTTCAATGGTGATACCCGCCGTCCGCGCATCACCGGAGGCGTCCACCATGCGCCGGAAGGCAATCCGAACATGCCGCCCGAAGCATGGGCCGGGCCGGGCCAATTCGAACATAAGCGCACCCCGAATGAACCCACGCCCGCGGCTCCCGTGTACCATGAAGACATCGTGTTTCAGCAGAACGGCGTTCTCGTCCAGATCACAAAGCCCGGCGCGGCTCGGATAACCAATCTGGCAAGCGGAACGGCGGCGGAAATCGCGCCTGACGGCGACGTGATTATCCACTGTGAAAAAAACTGCTATCAGAGCGTACAGGGGGACTACCTTGTGGATGTGAAGGGGGATTTCAAGCTGCTCGTTGCCGGAGCAATGGATATGCTATCCCAGGGGGCAGGGACCGTTCAATCGCAGGGGAATATGACCCTCGGAAGCTCCGCCGAAAGCCTGAATCTTTCCGCCGCAAAGGAAGGCAAGATGACTGGCCCCGGCGGCCTTGCCTTCTCCGGGCCTGCCAGCTTTGACAAGGATGTAAGTATAAGCGGCGATGCCAATGTCGCCGGCTGTGTGAATGATGCGGGCGGGAATACGAATCACCACTCGCATTGACTTCGGAATGGTTTTCTCTCCGGCTATGCAAAAACAATCTTTCCCTGATGCCCGCCTGTCGGCTTGACCCTTATTTCCAAATCATTTCCGAGCAGGGAGAGACAGGCCAGCAAGCGGAACTCACTGACACCACGGAACTGCCCATTCAGGATGTTGGAAATCCTGCTTTGCGGAATCCCTGTAAGTTTGGAGACTTCTTTCTGTGTCATTTTCCTTTCTTCAATAATACCGCTGATGCGTGAAACAATGGCGGATTTTATCTTCATGGATTCAGCATCATTATACCCCAAGTCTTCATAGACATTCCCTGAGCCTTTTTTGATAAAATCATCCATGCTACATCTCCTTTTTCAAAATAGATTTGAGCCTTTTCAATCGTTCAGTGACCAACGTCACATCTTTTTGTGGTGTTTTTATACCGATAGTTGATTTTTTTTGAAAACAATGGATTACATAGATGGCATCATCATAGCGGACGGTATAGATAGCCCGAAACGTATCGCCATCATAATCCCCCACTACCTCAATGATCCCTGATTCCCCCTTCACTTTGAAGGGCTTGGCCTTGGGGTGACGTTTGCCGTTTTGCGCCAAATCAAGCGCATAGCCAAAAATATCCTGAATATGTTCAGGCATCTCCTTCAAATCATTATAGGATGAGCCAAGCCAAAACAGTTGCTTTTCAGACATCGATCACCTCTCACCCAAAACCAAAATATGTCAATTTTGATATAAAGTCAAATCCAAAGCCAATTTTGTGGCGACAAATCTATATGCGCTACATCTGCACGAAAAGTTGTGTACTCGCGTGCCGACCTGTTGCCAGACTTGGGAAGCCTCCGCTGCGAGGCGAGCAAACCAACCTGACAACGGAGTGCAGCAATGAGCAAAAATCTTGACGGGTACAAGCAGCAGGTTACCAACATCGTAACGCGCGCGCACCAGATGCGCGCCGCCCTGCTTGATCCCATCCTTGACGACAGCGGCAAGTTCATCTCGGACAGCAAGGCCAGGGCCGAACGCCTGAAAGGGGCGGTGTCCAATTCGGTGTATGAAAGCACCGGCGAAAGCGCGCCCATGATTCTCGGCGCGCACAGCCGGGCGCTTCAGGCGTTCTGTCAACAGTATGGACGCCTCCCCGGCGACGAGCTTCTGGCGAGCGCCCATCAGGCCATTGAAAACGCCATGATTGTCGGCAAGGCGGGCAACGGCCTGCCCGGCGTCTTTGAATCCGCCGACATGAGCACGACCGAGGGCATCATGATGCGAGACCGCATGGTGTCCCTCATTCTGCCGGTTCTCTTGCAGTCCGTCACCGCCCAGATGACGACCCTGATTCCCGGCCAGTTCAACCGCTCGGAGATGTTCCGCGTCCATCGCGTGGCAGGGAGCACCTTCGGAGACCTTCAGGCCGGAGACCGCATCGACTTCCGCTACAATGGGCGTTACGCCGTCATGGATCAGATGTCCGCGCCGTACATTGGCGATGCGAGCAGGAAGCAATTCGTCTTCGACAGCGCCACGGACGGCGGCAAACTGATGCCCATCAAGCCCGGCTCGGTGAAAATCCTCCACGACCGCAACATGGTGGCCCATGATGACAACAACGGCCACATCCTCGGCGTATTCGCCCTTGATGGCGCGACCATCAATGTCAGCGGTTCCGTTGACTACGCGAGCGGCAAGGTTACGGCTGACTTCACTGTCGCCCCGGCGGCGGGCATTGAAGTCCACATCGGCTATGATGTGGACATCGAGAAGGACTACAAGCTCATCCCCAAAATCGACCACCAGATGGAATCCCGTGTGCTCGTTCCGCACGAATCGGCCATTACGGGCAGCGTTACCCTGCAAGCCCTCTGGGGACTGCGCCGCGAGTTCGGGCTTGATGCGGACAACCTCGCCATGTCGGGGATGCGTAACCTTCTGGCGGCAGACAAGGACCGCAAGATACTGCGGGATATGTACTTCTTCGCGCGTGATGTGGTGGAGTGGAATCGAACCCCGAACGAAAACCTCACTTTGCGCGAGCATTACGAAAGCCTGAACTCGGCGCTTCTGGAACTCGATTCCGCCCTGATGAAGCGCAACGGCATCAGCGGTCTTGTCGGTCTTGTGGGCGACAATTTTGCCGTCAATGTCTTCCGCTACCTTCCGGCCCCGTTCTTCCAGGCCGCGCCGGGCTATCGCAGCGTGCCGCAGCCCCATTATGTGGGGCGCGTCTTCGGCCAGTTTGACCTCTACTGCGATCCCAATCAGGAAGAATACACCTGCCTCGCCTTCGCCCGCGGCTCGGAACACGGCCAGACCGGCTACGTCTGCGGCGATGCCGTGCCCGCCCTTACGTTCCGTCATGCCGTTCTGGGCGACCTCATCACCAGTTCCACGATGTGGGACCTGGCTTACCGCGATCTTCAGCCCTTCGATGGGCGTGACTACCTGATGAAGCTCAAGATGGTGTCCGGCAGCAATGCAGCGGGCGGCGATACATCCGATTCCGGCAAAACCGATGAATAGGAGGAAACGTCGATGCTGAAAGTGACCATTGAAAACAAGGGTTCCGCCAGTCTTTCCATCAAGGGCCGCCACAGCTTCCATATCGGCGCACACTCCACCGTGAACGTGGAACTGCCCGATACGCCCGGCAGCGCGAATATGCTCCAGCGCCTGCGGCGAGAGTATCCCGCGATGCGTGTGCTCGTGGAGAGGAAAAGTGCCCAGCCTCCGGTCGTCGCCGTACCCTCCGGCGCCCATGACACCCCCAATGCGTCTTCCGCTTCCGCCACCCTCTCCGGTTCCCTCGCCGGAGAGGCGGAAGACGGCGCCGAACCGATGAGCGCGGAAGACTTCGCATCCCGCGCCAGGGTGACGGAGGGCGAAGCGGGGTGGTGGACGGTATCCGTTGAAGGCATCAGGGACATCAAGGTGCGTTCCGCCAAAAGCGAGGTGAACGCCCTTGAAATGGCCTACGCCAAATACCTCGAAGGCCAGGGCACGGGTGAATAGCCATGAAGAGCGTCATCACCAATGCGGCGGAAATCACCGTCCTTGAGCCAATCGACAACACCTACAAGACAGGCGGCGGGCCGGTCAGTGTCGGGGGATGCGTCATCCTTGCCGGCAAGGGACGCCCCTTCACCGTACATGAAATATTCGGCGTGGGCACAAGCCAGGAAGACACCTTTGGCTCTCCCCTGCCGAAGAAAGCCTACGGCATGGAAGGACTGCGGCATCTCTCCGAAGCAGCCAGGGAATGCAACTGGGTTCAGGCTGTGCGAGTGGTGAACCAGCAGGAATACCGTTATCCGTCCCTCGGCTTCCTCATGTTCAGGGAATGCGGCGAATGGGATTCCAAAACGGATTATGCGCCCGGCGATGTCGTTTCCTGTGATGGCAGGAAGTACATTGCCGCGACTGATGTGGCCGCATCGGCGACGCCCCCCGCAACCGGAACCGGGGAATGGCTGGAATACACCGGCCCCGTTGAGAAGGACGCGCACCGTCACAATGAAAGCGTCATTGTTGGCGATGACGGCTTCTGGCTCGTGGTATATCCCATTGACGGCGATGCCAGTATCCGGCGCACGCTCCGTTTCGAGGATGTGGACAAGGAGCGGCGCCGCTTCAGGCTGGTGTTCTACGATGTGGATGATACCGGCTATGAATACGCCCTCGAATCACATCTTGTCGGCATCAACGAGGATGACAAGGACGATATGGGGCGTCCGGCCTACATCGAAACCGTTCTTGAAACACAGTCCAAACGCTTTCGGTGTGACTTCCTTGAAGGAACAGCGTGGGAAGACCTCGAATCGGTTCTGCTTGCCCTTGAAGACAAGAAGGCCATGCCGCGGAGCTTCGGCTTTGAAGGCGGCACGTCCGGCGGCCAGCCCGAAAATGATGACTGGTTCAAGGCCGTGGAACTCCTTCGCCGCGAATCCATGCCGCTGAACATGATTTTTGCGGCAGGCATTGCGGAGCAGGACATCATCGCCCGCCTGGCGGAAATCGCGGATTTCCGCCATATCGGCTTTTTCTTCGACGTGCCTTCCTACCTCCCGCAGGACAGCGCCCTTGAATGGCTCAAGGAACTGGGCCTCAACTCCCGTCATTCGCGGGCCTACTATGCTCCCTATGAGGCGTCGGACCCGTGGCGCGGCGGCAAGACAGTGTGGGGCGTTTCCGGGGCCATGGCCGCCGCAAAGGCCCGCGGGAACGCCATATTCACGAAGAACGTGCCGGGCATACACTACTCCCCCGCCGGAGAGAAACGCGGCTACCTTTCGCGCACGGGTGTCGCCCCGCTGTTCCCGGAGCAGAACATCAACCGGGATACCTTCTACACCGCACGGCTCAACCCCATCATCGACATGACATCGGGCGGAGCCTGCGCCGATGACGACCTGACGCAGTTCTTCCGCGAATCCTACCTCCGCTTCGGCTGGATAAACGATGTGCTGGACTACATCGACCAGCGCTTCGTGGAGGCGGCGCGGATCGCCAAGTTCGAGCCGGATGGCCTGACGCGCGAAATCCTCTACGACCTGCTCAAAACCATCATGGATGAACTTGTCACTTCCGGCGCGCTGGTTTCGCCGCGAGAGCCGGACAAGGACGGTACGAAGCCGTACATCATCACCATCACACAAGTCGAAATCGACCTCTGGCACTGCGAATGGGCCGTCTGCATCACCGGCGCGGCGCGGCGCATTGCCGGGCAACCCCGCCTCATGCGGTAAGGAACGGAAATGAATAAACAATCCTTCACCTTTGACGATGACTTCACCTTTCCGGCCACACGGCGCGGGCAGGCTCTTTCCGGCGTTCTGGAATCCGCGGACAAACCGAAAACAGGCACAGACGCGGTACAGGTCTTTGCCCGACAGCAGACGCGCACACAGGCCATGTCCGCCGTTCTCGCGTGGGTCGAGGATGGCGAGTACAACTACAACGCCTTGGATGAGTACATCATCGGCATGGCCGACCTCGACGGCGATTTTGAAATCAGCGACGAGGAAGAGGCTATCTACAACGCCGTCTGGGCCGAAGTTCCTGACGCTCTTCTGAGCCTCGGCGCTACCGAGGCCGATGCCAACGACTTCGTGAACGGCGAAGGCAAGGCCAGCGCCGATGCGGCCGCTCGCGTCGGCAAGGCTCTGAAAGAACGCCTTGATGAACTGGAAGCTGATGACGACGAAATCATTGCCGGGTTCGCGCTCGGTGAAGACGCCGTTTTCGAGAATGCCTCCGACGACCCCGAAGGCCGTCACATGATTCTGGAAGCCACCTATCGCAAGCAGAAGGTCGTCCGCGACGGCAAGGTGGTGAAAATCAACAAGCGCATTTCCGGCAAGGTGCGCCTTTCCGCCGCACAGAAGGCCGGGCTTCGCAAGGCCCGGCGCAAGGCCAACACGGCGGCGGCCCGGCTTCATCGCAAAAAATCCATGCGTCTCCGCGCACGGCGCGGCATGTAGGTCCGCGACATGGAAGGCATCGGCAACCGTGATACCCGTATTTCCCTGTTCCGCAAGTGCTGGATACAGGGGAGCGAGGCCACGGTTGTCGGTGTCTGGGGTACAGGCACATCCAAGGAACTGACGGCGAACTGGACTTCGCCGTTTGAGGGAGAGAGCATAGGCAACAAGATTCCCCTTGCGGGCGGAGTGGCGCAGGCCGCCACGGACATGACCACCGTGACGACGCTGAACTCCCGCCAGACATGGGAGGGGAACAGGCCCACAACCTTCAACATCGAATTGAAGCTCTATGCTCTTGAAGACCCGGAAACCGAGGTTATGCAGCCCATTCGTGCGCTTGAGTTCATGGCCGCGCCGGACGTGAATGACATGCAACCGGCGGGGGGACGAATCCCCGACCGGGTGTGCGTGAATATCGGGACGCGCCATATTTTCACCGACATGGTGATAGATTCCATTTCGCAGCCCTTCGACAAGGAAATTGACTCCCAGGGCAGATTTGTCCGGGCGACACTGAATATCCAGCTTTCCACGCTTACCATGATAAGCAAGGACATGCTGCGAAAAGGCTACGGCCAACAAGCCTAGAGCGGTTTGCCGTTGAAAACGACAGCCGCTCTGGCGGCCGCGAAAGCGGACGCCCGCGCCGAATGAGCCTGAAAACCACGCTTTTCAGGCGAAATGAGGGCAGCGCCGCTTTTGAAATTGTCCAATTTCAAAAGCAAAATGCTCTAAAGGGGAAACAACATGGCAAACATATCGGATGTGGCGGGGAACATTCCCAAGATTCGCGCCGGATACCGCAGGCTGCTCGCTCTGGGCGAAGGTGTGGCTTCCGATGAGTTCATTCTGACCATCGAAGGCTACCCGAACCTTCGCTATCTGTGCCAGTCCACGCAGCTTCCGGCGCTCATGCGCGAAAACATCGAAAGCTACGGCCCGCAAGGGGTGCAGTTCAACCAGCAGGGCCGCTATAAAAACGCGCAGGACGTTCCCATCACCTTCAAGGAGGTGATTTCGGGAGAAGCCTACAAGGCGGTTCGGGACTGGGTGAAAAACAAGAAGTACCTGAACGTCAAAATCGGTCTGGCCGGGGAGTCCTTCCCCACGTCCAACAGGAACACCACTGTTGTTCTGGAAGATTGCTGGCTGGAACTTGAAGGCGCCGACCTGTCCGTTGAGGACGGCGCAAGCCTCGTGCGACCGGCGGGTACGCTCCACGCCAACTGGATTAGCTGGCTGGACGACGACCAGGACGGAACCCTTTCCCTCTGATTGACGGGCACCTATGACCCCTCTGGAACTGCTCGAAGAAGTGAAGGGGCGTTTCGTGGTGCTGTATCACAATAATGATGCGGCACTGCGACGCCTTTTGCGGCAATCCCTTGGCAAATATCAGGACAAGGCGGGTGTTCTTCTTCAGACCAGATACCCCGCGGGAACGACAGAGGCCGAACTCCCGGAACTCTACCTCACCATTGCGGAATGCCAGGACGAAATGCTTCGGCACGTCCCGGTGTTTGTGGACGATGCAGAGGGGAAGCTTGTGTTTTCGCCGGAAGCCGCATCCGGTCCCCTGACGCTTTATTGGCTGGCACGGCTTCGTGACTGGCCGGATGACCGTCCGCTTCCCTACGGCTGTGTCGGCCTGGTGGGCGACTACCTCGAAGCGCTCATCGACATCCCGAACACTTCGCGCACCCGTGACGCCTATCACGGCATGGACGGTCCCATTCCAGACCTGCCCTCGATGCAGGAATTGCGGGCGCGCCTGACAGAACTCGAACAGCAGATGGAAGAAAGCCGCGCGATTTTGCCGGTGAGCCTGGTTATTTGCTGATGGAGGGGCCGTGGCGGAGGATTTCAACAAGTTGCGGATGCTGGCCCGGAAGCTGGTAGCCACTGATTTTCAAAAGGACTGGCTCTTTCGGCTCGAAGTCGAGGGGGAACCTGCCGACCTTGATTTGTACGTCAAGGACATCGCCTACAACCCGCTCGAAATCACAACGGATGAAGAAAACTATGGCGGGGTCACCATGTCGTGGCCAACAGGACGTGTGCCGGTAAAAATCACCGCCACCATGCGGGACAACTCGGACCGCAGGATAAGCGCATTCGTCTGTGAATGGTGCGAGAAAGCCGTCCATGCTGATGGAACCGTGGGTCTGCCCTACGGCGCCGATGGATATGTCCGCAAGGTTCGGGTCTATGAGCAGCGTGATGACGGCTCGGAAACCCTGGCCGGTGAATGGGAAATGTACGCCACCACACCGGGAGAAACGAGCCGCTCCCGCGAGAACGGCGCTTACAAGGAATTTCCCGTAGCCTTTGTTCAGTTCAGCACGGCAACAAGCCCCGCTCAATTCCTGTGAGGTATCCATGTCGTTTCTTCCAGATTTCTGCCTTCCATCCGACCCCGCAAGGAGCGTCCGTCTCGCCGAAGCGACAGTGGCCGACGCCATTGATTTTTCCGGGGTTGACCCGCTTTGCGAAGAGGAAGCCACAAGCCTTTTTCTGGAGCGTCTTCAGGCGAAGGAAAAATACACCGATCCCAGACAGTGGACGGTCGAGGACAGACGCTATGCGCTCTTCATGTACCACCTGCACACAACGCAGTTCGCTGATCTTCCCCTTACTTATGCCTGCCAGCCGTGTTCGGAGGCGGCGGGACATGAAGTGACACATACCGTATCCGTCAAACTGGCGGCCATGGCCGAAGAATACACCCCCATTGCCGGAAAGCCTCTACGAGACGTGGTGCATGAGGGACACGCCGTCATCGTTCATCCTCTGTTGGGCGTGGACGCGGAAATCATCGAGAAAACCCGCATGGGCATCATAGCCCTGGAGCAGGAAAAGAACGCCATCGCCAGAAAGGAACGCAGCCAGCTTGCCCTGCTCCGCATTCTTTCCTGCATCGACATTCCGGCCATGGAAGGCAAAACAGAGCAGGAACGCCGAAAACCGGTCGAAAAATTCATTCTGAGCATGTCCACCAGCGAGTTTCAAGGTTTCAGCAGCAAGGTGATGAACGCCCTCGCCGAAATGCGACACGGGTTGCAATCTGTCTTCAAAGACGGGCGAATCCTGCTCGAAACTCCTCCGGTGCGGTGCCCGGAGGGCAGGGACAAGGAGGGGCCGGGAATCCGGCTTCAGTTTCCCTTTCGGGCTTTCGACTACATTCCGCGGGTATAGTCCCCGTGCGTGGGATACGATTCTGAGCAATCTATGCCTGAATGACAGCCAAAGCCTTGGCAGTCTGCTTGCGTGTCCGGCTCGCCGGGTGCTTGCACTCCACGAAAACGCAATAAAGCGCCACAAGGCCATCAAAAATGCCACGAGGAACCGCAAGGGTGGCCGGAGGTGACGATGGACGAAGACAAAAGACTGCCCTTCCAGGACGTGCCGGAACTCAATCAAAAACAGGACGATGCCCAAGGGGAACAATTCTGGGCGCATATCGCGGAACTTCTTGAACAAATCGAGGCCAACACCCGTGGCGGCGCTGGCCGGGGATTGTCAGCGGCAGCGGTGGCCACGCCCGCACGTCCGAAGGAAGAAGCGAAGGCGGGAAAGAAGCAGGCTGGCGGCCCAGGTGCCGCCCACAGCAATGCAGCAATGCGAACGACTGCCCGCACGGCTCCCGCTGAACGTCGCCCATCCCGCAGTATTATCCCCTCGCCGCCCGCTCACCAGGAGAAAGCCGCTTCCAGCAGCCCTCTTGGTGGGCGCTCCGCAACCAAAGCTCCACACCCTGCCGGAAAAGGGAAAAACCAAGACGACGGTCTTGGGGGTGGAACTGGCCCGCACGCGGCCCGGAAGCAAAAAGAACCCGACGCCCCGCTTCCTCTCCCCACCAAAAGCCAGGAAGCCCTCGCGCAAAAACGCGAAGAAGCGATTGCCCAGAAGCAATCCAAGGGCATTTTGGGGGCATTGAAGCAAAACCTTGCTTCGTGGGACGGTTCCGTTGCCTCCTCCGACAAATCCGACATGCAGGACGCGGCGGGTCTGGCCGCTGGAGGTCCGCTCTGGTCGGCACTCAAGGAACTGAAAGAGGTTATCCCGGAAAACGACAAGGAGGATGACAGCCTTGCCGGCGTCCTGAAAAAGACCATCGCGCAAAAAACGGGCGTCACTGCCGCAAGGGAAAGGATAGACCGCGCCGCAGAGACAGCACGGGCAAAAGTGGTGACATGGGCCGGGGGAAAAGTTGACGCTCCGAAACGGGGCAACCGCGACAAACAGGGCCGCTTCATCAAGGGGGCAGGCAAAGAATCCAAAATTGCGGAAAAAACTCTGGCTCTGGCATCGCAGGAAGCGCGGGAAGGTAAAAAGCGCCATGATGAACTGGTGGAGGCTGTCAAGCAAGGGCCAAAGCATGGCGGAGGCGGCATCTTCGGGGAAGACGGTCTTGTTGACCGCATGGGCCGCAGGCGTGGCGCGCGCGGAGCAGGAACGTCAAAACCGGGCAGGATGCCGGGGCGGAGAGGAAAATTCGGGCTTCTTGCGGGAGCGGGTGCGGCGCTGTTGGGGGGCGCGTCGGTTTTCAACGGCGATCCCGTGAGTTCCGCCATTGATATTGGCAGCGCGGCATTGTCCGCGCCCGGCGCCGGGAAGGCCGCAGGCGCGGCAGGAAAAGCCCTGGGGCTTGGCGCAAAAGGAGCCTTGGGGGCCGCGAAAGCCATTCCCATTGCAGGACAGGTCCTTGCCGCGGGTATGGCGCTTTATGACGGCGTATCCGGCTGGAATGATGCCGACATGCACCGGGAGGCGTTCGGCCTTGAAGATGGGCAAGAGGCCTCCACAGGGCAGAAGGCGAGCGCGGCGGCGGCAAATATCCTCGATATGGGAGGTCTGCTCACCGGGGCGGCGGGGTTGTTCGGCTTCGAGGTTTCCACGTCTGATATTGCCAGGGGTATTTTTGACTTCGGCGATTCCATTGGCTCCACCTTGTCCGATGCGTGGGGCGGTGTGACCTCGCTCTTCTCTTCGGACGATGAAGAAGGCTCGGAAGGGCTTTTCGGCAAGCTCACCGAAGCCATTTCCGAACTTACAGACACGATTGATGATGACATCAGGGAAAAAGAAAAGCCGGGTATCATTGCTTCTGCGGGCGGCTTCTTCTCCCGCTTTTTCGGGGGTGACAACAGCGGGAGCCGCAGCAGCGATGGCGACCGGAGCACACGCTCGGACACGGGGGCAACCAGACGGGCGCAAGCCATCATGGGCAAGGAGCTTGGCGCGCTGTCCGCACAGTACGAGAGTGGCGCCCACGGCAGCGACGCCATAGGCCATGATCGTACCGGCGGTACATCATACGGAAAATACCAAATTGCATCCAATACCGGCACAATGGATGCCTTTCTCCGCTGGGCCGAACGAAATGGTGGAGAAAACGGAAAAGAAGTCGCAGCCAGAATGCGCTCCTCCGGCCCCTTGAACACGGGAAGCAAATCAGGCGCGGCTGTGGATACATGGCGGAGCCTTGAGCGGGAAGGCAAGCTCGGAACCCTGGAACATGATTTCATCAAGGCGACTCACTTTGATCCCGCATTTGCCGGTATTCAAAGTGAAGAACTACGGAAGCGTGTCGAAGGGTCCAAGGCGTTGCAGGACGTTCTATGGTCCACGTCCGTCCAGCATGGGGCGGGCGGCGCAGCAAAATTGATCAACCGAAACTTCAAGCAGGGCATGAGCGATGAAGAGTTTATCAATGCCCTGTATGCGGATCGGGCAACGCAATTCAGTTCTTCAACTGTCCAAGTTCAGAAATCCGCTCGCAACCGTTTTGCCGACGAACGTCAGGTCGCTCTGGCAATGCTGCAAAGGGAGCGGCGTGGTGCTGCCCAAATGCCCCAAACAGCCGTGGAGGCGACATCACAGGCCTTGCAGCTTGGGACACAAGAAGCCATCGACCGTGGGGTGCGCTACAGTTTCGGCAGTAAAAACTCTGGCTCTGGCGGCATTGATTGCTCAGGCTGGGTGACAGAGAACACCCGAAACATGATGGAGGCGGTGAACGCCGAAAGCGGTAAGCCAATCTACGGAAAAGAAGCGCAGGCCGTCTTGCGAAAGGGGGCTAATGGTGGCGCCGCCGGCCTGATTCAGACAGTCAGTGAAGCGACAGGCGAACTTTTGTCCAACGATGCTCTTGCGCCGGACAGGGTGCGCGAGGGCATGATGATTGGCATGGACACGGGCGACAAGGGATGGGACCGAGGCCGTTTTGGCGGCATAGACCATATTGTCCAGACCTACCGGGACGCCGAAACCGGAAGGATGATGGTTTCGGAATCCAGCAGTCGCAAGGGTGTCACCGTTACAGATTATGAGGAATGGTACAAGAAGTGGAACGGACGCGCCAATCTGTACGGTACAGACATTACAAAACTTGCGGATGCAAGCCAATTTCAGCCCTCGGAAGGTGCAACCGTTGCAGACGTGGGACAAACAGGCACAGAAGCGCGCGAAGCGTCCCCAGAGAAAAAGGAACAGACCTCTGTTGCTTCCGCCTCTCCTGCCACAGCCGCACCGCAGGAAGTGCAAACTGTGGCGGTGCAAGAGGTTCAGCCGCAGGCGTCGCAACGCTATCCAGAACCGGAACCGATTCGGCCTGAACCTTTCGCCGCGCCGCAACAAATTGATTTTTCGCAGGTTATCGCGCTGCTCACGCAGCTTGTGGATGTGACCAGGCAAAATGCGACAGGCAAGGAACGAGATACGGAAAACGCGAGTTCGCCGAATATTCCAATGGACTACGACGATCCGTTCTGTCTGGCTCTCGCTCACGATAGGGCATAACCATGATTGAAGCACAGCGAATGCTCAAATCCTCACCAGGGGACGATGTTGAGCGATTTTCCGATGGCGATGCCATGAGCGAGCGTATCAGGGAATGGCTTGATACCCCGGAAGGGACAATGGCGCACTATCCGGCGTGGGGGCATAACCTCACCCCGTTCAGGCATGACCCTCTCAGCAAGGGCGGCGACCTTGATGTACTCATGGAAATGGCAATCGCGCGGAAATTGCCCATTGATGTGGAGGGCATCATCTTGCAGGGCGTGAATGTCGTTGTGATGGACATTGATTTGTGCCGTATTGAAATTCTGCACCAATTCGGGTTTCAGGCAGAGGAAATCCGCCTGTAGGGGAAAATCATGATTCTGAACGAACAGGTTGCAAATAAACTGAAGACGCTCCTGTCTTCCCTCCCCTCGTGGAAAAGTCTTACAAATTCGCAATTCGTACAGCATCTTGCCATTTTCATGGGGTGGACCGTCGAAGATGCAAACTTCAAAATCGAGCGCGCACGCCAGGAAGCGTTCATCGGAACGGCTCTGAATCGTTCAAGCCTTGTCGCCCACGCCGAAGACCGTGAATATCTTCCCCGCAAGCCCAAACCCAGCGAAGGGACGGTTCTTTTCACCAATGCGGGGCCGCGCCCTGTCCTGCTCAAGAGAGGGCGCGAGTTCGTGTCCGATGCGCAGCTTCCCTATACGTTGGGTCTCAAGCTGCTTGTCCCCGCGCAGAGCAAGGTGGCCGCTCCTGTCACACAGTACGGAAAAACCTCAATTCTTCATACCGTAAGCGAAGAAAAGCCGTTTTATGAGATTCTTATCGACAAGGCTCTAACCCCGAAAGTAATGGCCCTCGAAGTCTGGGTTGATAGCGGAGATGGATTCCGGAAATGGGAGTACAGCCGCCTCTTGACGAACGCATATCGGGATTCTTTTGTCTGGGACGAGTTCTATCATGTGAGCGATCAGATAGGCATCAGGTTCGGCAATGGCACCTTTGGTAAAATTCCGCCACAGGGCGCACAGGTGCGGATTGACATCAAGTACACGGATGGGGACACGCTTCTTCTGGAGCGGCAATACCTTTATCCCCTGGAAGAAATCGTTGATGTTGCCGGTGTCCCGGCATCTCTCAATATTGAGGTGGAAACAACCATCCAAAACGGTCAGGCGCAGGAATCAACAGAAGAAATGCGCCGAAACCTGCACTATTGGTCCGTGTACAACGAGCGGCTTGTCTGGGACAACGACTACGAATATTTCATTCGCCGCCGATTCCCGGAAGTGGTTTTTGTGCGGGCATGGGGTGAAGAAGAAGCGGAACGCCTTTGGGGGCCAAAGCTCGAACACATCAATAAAATCTGGATATGCGCCTACGCCCCGCGAGAAGGCATAGTGCAGGACGTGATGAACGCCATTGCGGATGTTCCCATGCTATGCCGCAACTTTCAATGGTACAACCCGGAGCATGTATCCTTCACGCTGAGACTTACCGCACGGGTCTTGTCGGACAAGGTGCTTTCGGAGGTCGATGAAGACGTTCGCGCGGCCCTCATGCGGGCATATGGCCGCGATTCGCTGTATCGGCGCGACAAGGTGCTTGTCTCCGAAATCTACGAGTGCATCCAGTCCACAGGGCACTTTGAAAAAGAAACCGGAGCATGGTTCGAGGCTGTCCCGGAAGGGCATTTTGAGGCCAACCTCATTTACCAGATGGTGAGTCTCGACCTTGATAATTCACAAATTCAAATCGCGTATCTCACATAACCTCCATATCGTAAAAATTGGTTATTTTTACGCTTCCAGTGGGAAATTTGGCAATGACATAAAGTTCGCCGCCCATCGCTTCAATATGTTCTCTCAACGTGGAAATATACATGTCTGTCTTTTTTTCCATCTTTGCGATAGTCGGCTGGCGCACATGAAGAATTTCCGCCAGGTTTTTCTGTGTCAATCCTTGCGCTTTTCGTAATTCGGAAAGCCGCATCTCTTTCAACATTTCGTCAGCCTTTGCCGTTGAACGCGCCAGGGCTTCCGGCGACATTCTCGCTTCAAGCAGTTTAAAATTCCTGGCCATCCAATAATCCATCCTTCATGTACTCCACTTCCCATTCCATGCGGAAAATATAGCCAAAAGGCTATATTTATGCAAACTGCAAATATGCCAGATATGCGCTGGTTTTCGTTGATGCGGCCAATAATCGCCCTCTATCCTTGGCGAAAAATGTACGCACCGTGCATTGAAGCCGGGAATCAGGCGCGAAATGAAAGATTGGCTCGTCAAAAGGCTCACGCCTCGCAAGCAAAAAGAAGACCGCTGGTTGGGGCTGGCCGAAAGCACCCAGACAATCTGGGAGCAGGACTTTGACCCGCAGCTTGTACGGCTTGAAGCTCTCCGCTCATATTTCAGTGCTGATGACGCCGACCTGGCGCGCAAACTGCGCGAAATGGGCGACTATTTTGCGGCGGACATGCCGCGGTCGAAAGACCGCCCCATTGCTGTTGCCTGGAGGCGTCTTGAACTTGAGTACAAAGACCTCGAACTGATTATCACTTCTGTCTTCCGCAGGCATTACAGCGACCTTCCCGTCACCTGGTTCCCGCTGTTTGCCCCTCTTGATGAACCCTACGGGACGCGCTTCATCCCCGCCGATGGCCCATGGCCAGAAAAGAAAAACGTCCCGCCGGAGGGAATGTTCCTTACCTCACGGGGCCTTCTGGGAACCGACCACGCGCACCTTCTCTCCCTTGGCCTGACAAAACAGACTTTCCTCGACAAGGCCCTTCCGCTTCTTCTGCGCGCCAAACCGCTGCATATCGTCTTTGACGGTACTCTCTGGTATGCGCGTTTTGACTTCCCGTTTGAAGGCAATCCTGTTGCTTCCTGGGAACGCGACTGCGGTATTTTTGAAATGAATTTTGCCGTTCAGGGGACGTATTTCGATTCAACGGATGCCGATGCCTGTCCGCTTGACGTGCAAAAGATGTCTTGCCGATGGGAGCGTGAGCAGCCTTGCATTGCCATCCCCTTTATCAGACCGAAAGAGCGCTTCTGGCACATGGATTGGCACGCTCCAGAGGGTTTTCCCCCCGACTGGTTGCCCCTTGATTGGTATATGGCCGGACACGAAGGAGAGCCTTGTATTCCTCTTGGCCTGTACCTGATTGAGAAAAAACGCTCTATCATCTTCCGTCAAAGTCTGGGGGAACTGGAAATCCATGTGGAGAAGACGACGCTTCCCTCGTGCCCCACGCCGTTCGTGTCGGAAATAGATGCGGCAGGCGAAAAGAACGTGTCCATGTCCGTAAAATTTCAAGGTCTGGACCGTCTGGATCGCTATCCGCGTTTCGATGACATCCCCGCTGATACATTCCCTCTGGATATGCCCGTAGGAGGTGCATATGCCTGAAACTCCGAAAGTATGGCAACGAGCAAAGCTGCTCAATCGGTACTATGACAAGGTAGGCATGGCCGCTGCGGGCATTGGGCGTTGTCCCCGTTTCGTGGAGTTCCGCGCCGGCTTTGGACTGGTGGATGAATACAGCCCATCTGAGCTGGAATTGCAGGACATTCCCCCAGATATGAAGGAAATCCCCGGAGAATTTTACCGGGGATTTGTAGACGTATCCTACAGCGCCGGGATTGCTCTGTGCAAATGCGAAATCCCGCAAGGCGCTGTCGGCGCTCCGGTACGCCACAACCTTATCGGCATCTTCGATGATGAGGGGGATCTGATTGCCGTTTGCTCCACACTTCCCGACTGGGTAACGCCTGCCGAGGTCTATCGGGCGTTCCCGGCCATAACCTTCCCGCGTGAGGAGGAACGCACAGATGGCAACGAATGACGCCCCCTTGTTGCGCCAGAGTGTCCGCTGGGGGGAAGAATATGTTTCCCGCGCTCTGAACATGAAGATGGCCGGAATCGTCAAGCCTGGCGTCTATCATGGCTTTGTACTCAAACCCGGCGGCACCATGTCAGTTCTCGTAGATCACGGATCGGACTATCCGCGTAGCGTAGCCGTGGTTGAGCGGAACGGTTATTCCCTCACGGTAGTTATGGACGATCCCGGCCTTGTGCGTATCCCGGCCACGGGAACATGGTTCGTCTGCCTTGAGGCGTTCTACGCCCCCACGCAGCAAGGGTACCAGCGCATTGTGGTTCGGGAACAGCCGGAACCGCACCATGTCGTGCTGGGCAAGGTCAGAGCCGGTATGCCATTGACGGAACCCGGAGAAGATGAGGGCGACGATGGTGACGGGGAAGCGTCGGCTCCCGGTGAGGCGGTGGTCATCACCGAGGACATGATTTCTTCGGATGAAATTGACAAGGCCAACGCCGACATTGCCACAGTCAGACAGATGGAAGCGCTCTCCGAGCAGCTTGAAAGGCATACCCGGAGAACGCTCATCCTGCACGCCGAATCCACCACGCGGATGATACATCTTTCCCGTCGGCTTACGACCCTCGCCCTTACCGGAAGCGCGGCGGCGGGGGATGAAGACACCTATAGCCCGGCAAGCCCGGCAAACAGAGGATGACAATGCCCGAAAACGAAATCCCCGACATGCAGCCCACGATGCAGGATGTCGCCGATAAACTGGATAAGGGGGCAGATGCGCTTGCGTCCGCCCAGGAACAGCTTGGCGGCGATGTAGCCAGGGCGCTTGCCCGACTTGCGGAGCACGAAGCCGATTCCAGCGCTCACGGGGGGGCCATTGGTGGCGGCGCATCCGCCTCCCAGATTGCCGAGGCTGTTGCAGCCCATAACGAAAGCCCCCTGGCGCATGGTCTGGATAATCCCGACAGTGCCATGTATCAGATGATTGCTGCCGCCGCTGCCAATGCCGTCAATGACAAAATCGGTGAGTCTGACGGGCAAATCAATCTGGTGGCACACGCCAAGACACATGCAGCAGGCGCCGCTGATGCCCTCACCCCTGCGGACATCGGAGCCGTAGCGGATAATGATGACCGGCTTTCGGACGCGCGCGATCCGAAGCCTCACCATCATACGATGGACGACATCACCGGCTTTTCTCTTCCTGGTGAAGAGGGAGGGGCCGAAGATGGCGGTACGGCCTCCATTTCAGAGTTTGTGGAGAAAAAAGCGAAGGCTGCCGTTTCCGCGCACGATTCCAGCGAATCCGCCCACGCCGCCCTCTTCGAGAATATCCTTGTCGGCAATACAAGTCCCATTATCGGCATCTGCCGTGTGGCAACAGGCGGCGGCGCCGGCCTCTGGTTCAACATTGACGAAGAAGGGAATCCGGTGTCGCCCAACACCGCCTACTTCGACAATAATCCGGTTTTCGGGGGCATCCGGCGCATGATTGTGGACGATCAAATCATGGGCAAGATTCCCCAGTTCTGGATGAAGGACTTCACCCCCACGGAAGGAATGTTCGCGGGGAAGCCGTGCAAGCTTATTTCTCCGGGCCAGAAAGAGGGATTCCGCATTCATCCGGCGTTCATGCACAATAACGCCCAGATTCCCTACTACCTGCTTGGCTGCTACGAAGCCACGGATGAAGGCGGAAACCCGAAGAAACTCGGTTCCCGGCCCGGCAAACTCCCCTTCGTCAATGTGAACTTTGATACGATGAAGACCTACTGCGCCAACAGAAACGTCAACGGTGTGTCGGGGTTCATGCTCTGGGATGTTTATCAGTGGTCGGCCTTGACCCTGCTCATGCTCATTGAGCTTGCAACGACCGATGCTCAGTCCAGGTTGGGTCGCGGCAATGTGGACAAGACATGGGATGGGAAAACGAGCTATGCCGTCAACACCGACAGCCTGGTCAACCATGTCCCATACCGCGGCTTCCACGCCCTCTACGGAAACGTCTGGAAGATGCTTGATGGTGTTCGGGCGGATTCCAACAAGAAGACGGAAATTTTCAAGAATGACGGCACACGCGCGTGGATTTCCACGGGATTTGCCATGCCGCCATACTCCAGCGGTCTCACTGGCTGGCCGGTTTCCATGCGTTCCGGCAAGGGTGACGGTTACAACTTCGATGATGTTTTTCTGCCGGAAGTTGTTACCGGGGCGGAAAACAGCGCAACATACGCGGACGGCTTTTGGGGGCCAGTTGCTAATGGTGTTTGTTATCAGGCCGGCACTTGGAATGGTGGGGCGCACTGTGGCCCTTTTTGCCTGTATTTCGGTCATCCCTCGAGTCTTGCCTACATCCACTTTGGAGGCCGTCTC